CTTGCTCCAGCAGCTGTATACCAGTTAGCAGGACTGAGTAAGGGTGCGAAGAGTGAGTACGTTCAGCTGGAAGCAAGCAAGGATTTGCTAGACAGAGCTGGGTTCAAGCCGATAGATAGGAGTCAAGTGCAGGTAGCTGGTGACATTCGTGTCACTATAGACCTGTCATAATGCAGAGGGGGGGCTTAAAACATTCGGTTACTGTGTTGCAATAGGTCCACCACTAGCATTTTTCTTGAGAAAGGTACGTTATGAGTTTTATCAGTACGATTAAGGGTTCGGAGTTAGATGTGTTAAGGAAGATAATAAAGAACGTAAACTTCAAGCATTACCCTAAGGAGTTTGTTACTGACTATGAGGCTGACAAGCTTATTGATTCATTAGCTCCTTCTACTGTTGCTAGGCTGTTGAGGGTTGGTCGTGACAGTGGTATTGCTGATAGATGATTGACTTTAAATACAAGCCTGATGGAGAAGTATTAAAGGAGTTTATGAAGGACGATACTTTCTTTCGTGGTATTCGTGGTCCTGTTGGTAGTGGTAAGTCTGTTGCGTGTTGCATTGAGGTGTTTCGCAGGGCGTTAGGTCAGGCTAAGTCTGCTGATGGAATACGTAAGAGTCGGTGGGCTATCATACGGAATACCAATCCCCAGCTTCGAACTACTACAATTAAGACTTGGTTAGATTGGTTTCCAGAGAATGAATGGGGTAAGTTTAATTGGTCTGTTCCTTATACTCATCGCATAAAGAAGGGTGATATAGACCTTGAGGTTATTTTTTTAGCCCTTGATAGGCCTGAGGATGTTAAGAAACTGCTGTCCTTAGAGGTTACTGGCATCTGGATTAACGAAGCTAGAGAGTTAGGCAAGAGTATTATTGATGCATGTACTATGAGAGTGGGTCGTTATCCTTCTATGCGCGAAGGTGGACCTACTTGGACTGGTGTTATTGCAGATACTAACGCACCAGAGGAAGACCATTGGTGGCCTATTATGTCTGGGGAAGTTCCTGTTCCTGACCATATACCTAGAGAACAAGCTAAGATGTTAGTTAAACCTACTAACTGGAGATTCTATACCCAGCCCTCTGGGATGGTTGAGATTAAGGATGAGGACGGAGAGATAGAAGACTATGCACCTAACAAGGTAGCTGAGAATGTAAAGAATATGTTAAAGAGTTATTATCCTAATCTAGTGCAGGGTAAAACAAAAAGCTGGATTGATGTCTATGTTATGAATAGACTAGGGACAATCCAAGACGGAAAGCCTGTATACGCTATGTTTGTTACTGACACACACGTTGCTAAAGAAGAAATCCCAGTTGCTGCTTCATTGCCCCTTTATGTCGGAATAGACTTTGGGCTTACTCCAGCCGCAGTATTGGGACAGAAGGTGCGCGGCAGATGGCTTATACAGTCTGAGATTGTAGCTATAGACATGGGTATCGTTAGGTTTGCGGAAGTACTAAGGGAAGAACTAGCTACACGCTTTCCTGACTGTCCTGATGTTCTTATTTTCGGTGACCCTGCTGGAGATTTCAGAGCGCAGACTGACGAATCTACACCATTCCACATACTTAGAGGAGCTGGATTAAGAGCAGTTCCTGCACCAAGTAACTCTGTTGACCTAAGATTGGAGGCTGTCTCATCGCAATTAAACAAAATGTCCGAAGGAAAGCCAGCGTTTCTTCTAGACAGAAGATGCTCAACGCTTATAAAAGGATTCGAAGGTGGGTATTCCTACCGCAGAATGGAAGTATCTGGAGAAAGATACGCAGATAAACCAGATAAGAATATGTATTCCCACATACATGATGCATTACAATACCTACTATTAGGGGCTGGAGAAGGTAGAAGCCTTATGACTAACCAGAAACCAGCACAAGCTACAGTAGTTCAACGCAACTTTGATGTGTTCGCACGTACTAATAAGCCACGAAGACGACAAGGATTATGGGCTAGAATGTAATTGTGAGTTGCAAAATTTTTTATTCTGTGCTTACAGAATAAGTAACAAACCTTAAAGGAGAATACTATGTGCTTCCCGAAACCAAAAGTAGACCCAAATGTTGCAGAGCTAACAAGGCAACAGCAAGCTGATGCTGATTCTGCGGCTAGAGAAGTGCAGGAAGATATATCTGAGCAAAAGCAAGAAGACAAAGACTTAGCTATTACAGATATAGCAGCTAAAAAACTTAGAAGAAAAGGCTCTGGTGGTGCTAGAAGGCGTTACTCAATGTTAAATTCATCCTCAGGTTCTCCTTCTAATCTTGGTCAAAGGTTCGACTAATGGAAAGTGCAAGCAATTATGGCGATGACCCACTTGCTAAAAAATATATGGATAGATACACCAAGGCTAAATCTCTAAGAGAGAACTTTGTGCCTCTGTTTGAAGAATGTTATGAATACGCTCTACCTATGAGGGAGTCTTTTTATAGTGAAACTGCTGGTCAAAGAAGAGATGATAAGATATTCGACGAGACTGCTGTGGTGGGTGTACAAGAGTTCGCTTCTCGTTTGCAGTCTGGTATTGTTCCCAATTTTGCTAGGTGGGCTGACCTTATTGCTGGTTCTGAAATACCTAAAGGAGAGCGTGACGCAATCAATAACGACCTTGACGAAGTAACAGAGTATGTATTTGAAATAATACAGAACTCTAATTTCTCACAGGAAGTACACGAATCCTTTATGGATTTAGCGGTAGGCACTGGCGTACTTGTTGTTGAGGAGGGTGATTCTTTAAACCCAGTAGTTTTTTCTGCCGTTCCTTTACCACAGGTTGTTCTTGATACTGGCCCAGATGATAAGATTGACCATGTATTTAGAGAGAGAAAGAAGATTAGGTTCGACCAGATACCTCTGTTATACCCTAATTCCCCTATGCCAGCTAAGATTACTAACATGATTGCTAACTCTGGAGACCAGACTACTACATTATTAGAGTTAGTTTGCAGGGATTACACTACTAAAAACGAAGAAGCTTACCTACATTATGCTATATGTATGACTACAAAGTCTGTGGTTTACTATAATAAGATGTCAGGTGTAGGGTCTAATCCTTTTATTTGCTTTAGATGGAGCAAATGTGCAGGAGAAGTATACGGTCGTGGCCCACTAATGAACGCTCTTAGTGCAATTAAGACTACTAACCTTACTATCGAACTTATCTTAGAGAACGCACAAATGTCTATCTCTGGTATTTATCAGATGGAAGATGATGGTGTGGTTAACGTAGATACTATCCAGCTAGTTCCAGGCTCTATCATACCAAAAGGTATAGGGTCTGCTGGATTACAACCTATACAAGCCGCTGGTAACTTTGATGTTGCTCAACTTGTTCTTAGTGACATGCGTTTAAATATTAAACGTGCATTATACAACGACATGTTAGGCAATCCTGACAGAACACCAGCTTCAGCAACCGAAGTTGCAGAGAGAATGGCTGACTTATCACGTAGAATGGGGTCTGCATTTGGTAGATTGCAGGCAGAATTAGTACAACCTGTGCTACAAAGGCTAATATATATCCTTAAAAAACAGGGTAGAATAGAAATTCCTGTAGTAAATGGTAGAGAAGTTAAGGTAAAATCTGTATCTCCACTAGCACAAGCTCAAGCAAACCAAGATATTAGTTCTGTATCTAGGTTCTTAGAGTTGGTTGGTGGAATCTTTGGCCCAGAAATGTTAAATGTTTTAATTGATAGCGAAGAGACAGCAGTACATTTAGCTAAGAAATTTGGAGTTCCCGATAAATTAATTAGGGACGAAGACCAGCGTAAACAAATTGCAGAAGCTGCGGCTCAGATGGCTCAGATGCAGCAGATGCAAGGGCAGCCTCAAGGGCAGCCTCAAGGTCAGCCAGAAGAGCAGGAGCAAATGCTTGCCCAATAAAATTAATATTGGAGTTGATGGTTTTCAAAGAGATACCATTAAAGATACACAGATAAGTAAAAATATAGCTTCCTTGCTAGAATCTCCCACTGGCAAGGAAGTCTTAAAGTATTTGCGCTCTATAACAATAGAGATGGTAAATGGCCCAAATGTAACAACAGAGGAATTGCGTCATTTGGAAGGTCAGAGGTATATAGTTGGTCTTCTTGAAAGGCGCGTACAACATGCACATAGGAAAAAATCATGAATGAAACATTATTAGATACATCAACTGAAGAAGTTGAAAACACAACAGAGCAAACAGAAGTAGTAGAAACTACTGATAGACCAGAATGGTTGCCAGAAAAATATAAAACAGGTGAAGATTTAGCTAAAGCTTATAAAGAACTAGAGTCTAAGCTAGGGAATAAAGATGAAACTATTCGTAAAGAAATAGAAGAAGAGTTTAACAGAACTAAATATGAGAATCGCCCAGAAAACAAAGGTGATTATACATTACCCGAAGGAATAGATGAGGGTGAAGCTATTGGAAGTGAGCTATTACAGTGGTGGTCTGAACATTCATTTGATAATGGTTACGGTCAGGATGTATTTTCTGCTGGCATTGAGAAATATATGAACGCTATAGGCGAAAGCGAAATTAATCTTGATGATGAGATGATTAAACTTGGAGACCAAGCATCTTCTAGAACTGATGCAGCTAGTGCTTTTGCTAATAAATTCTTTCCTCAAGAGGTTATGCCAGCAATAGAACGTATGGCAGAAAGTCATGAAGGTATTATTGCTTTAGAGCTTATCATGGAAAACATGAAAGGGCCGTCATTAAACGCCAGTTCAGATGGCATTGATAAAGTTAATGAGTCTGATTTAAGAACTATGATGCTTGATGAAAGATACCATAACGTAACTAAACGTGACCCTGCTTACGTTAAGTCTATTGAAGATGGATTTAAGAAACTTTATGGCTGATTACATTATGAAGCAGGGGCTGCTAACTCTAGTTCCTGCCCATATGAAGCATGTTATTCCCCTATCAGAAACGCTTAGTGAAGAAAACAGGTTTGAATTATCTTTGTTTAACAGGGAACCTTTAGATTTCTTTATGGAATTTGTTAGAAAAAAGAATGTTTATGTAATTGAGAAGGCCGATAAGCCATTAGGTATTGTAGGTGTAGAGCCTGACGGCTATCAAACTGGGCTAATGTGGGCAATGTTTGCAAAAGATATGCAGAAAAGTTGGTTTAGTTTTTTAAAAGCATCTCCAACTCTAGTAGAATTTTTGCATGGAAACTATTACAGGCTTAATATGAACATCTTGGAGAGCAATGAGCGCATAATACAGTGGGCAATTTGGCTAGGATTCGAGATTGATATTGTAATTGATGGAGAAAATATTAATTATGTTCATTTTGTGCGTTGCAATTTGTCTAAAAAAAATGTTTATAATTTAGAATCACGGCCTGTGATGCATTGAGTAGCCCTTTTTGGATACCTACGGTGACTATGTGAAGCAGACACCCACGATATAAATAATTGTGCAACTTAATGAAAGGTAGCTGTAATGGCAAACTCAATAGACACAGCCTTCATCAAGCAGTTCGAATCTGATGTGCATCTTGCGTATCAACGTATGGGTTCTAAACTGCGTAACACTGTCAGAACTACTAACGTAACTGGTAGTGTGGCTAGATTCCAAAAAATTGGAACAGGTGAAGCAACAACAAAATCTCGTAACGGTATGGTAACTCCAATGGAGCTTGCCCACACAACCGTTGAAGCAACAATGGCTGACTTCTATGCCGCTGAATATATTGATAAACTCGATGAGTTAAAAACAAATATCAATGAGCGTCAAGCAGTAGCTCAATCTGCAGCTGCGGCCCTTGGTCGTAAAACAGATGCTATTATTGTTGCGGCACTAGATGCTGGCGCAAGCTCTACTCAAATACATGATACAAGTTCTGCTGTTCAAATAGCTGACTTACTATCATTGTTTGAAACAATGGGTTCGGCAGAAGTTCCAGAAGACAACCAAAGATATTTGGCAATGCATCCTAAAGGTTTTGCAGACTTATTCTTAATTGAAGAATTTGCATCATCTGATTATGTAGGTGAGCAAAATCTTCCGTTTGCTGGTGGAATGACAATGAAGAACTTCTTAGGTCTTAATATTTTCTCAACCAGTGCAATTGCTGGCGGTAAAAATATGGCTTATCACACTTCAGCTATTGGTCTTGGTATCAACGCTGATGTTTCTACAGAGGTAAATTATATCCCTGAGAAAGCTTCTCATCTTACCACTTCAATGATGTCAATGGGGTCTATTGCTATAGACGCTAATGGTATCTACGAAGTTCTTGACAATAACGGCTAGTAAAGAAAGGACTTTAAAATGGCTTATGCAGCAAGTGGACTAATTAGATTAGCTGGAGGAAGTGGATTTAACTTCTGGGCGTATCAAACGGTCGACGCAATCGCAACTGTTAATACTGCAGGATACTTTAACGGAGCGGCAAATATGCTTAACATACGTGACGTAATTCTTGTAGCGGACAGTAATGCTCCGACATCAAGTTTTGTTACTGTGTTAACTAATACTGGCACTGCCGTCGATGTATCTGATGGTACTGCGATAGCAGAAACAGACTCTGATTAGAGGGTTGGGGGGTTTAACAGCCCCCCAAATTACATATGGCAACACCAGCAAATTCATCAATAGATGTATGTTCGAGAGCTTTAATCCTAATCGGTGCAAAGCCTATAACTTCATTTGAAGACTCTACTAATGAGGCACTTGTTGCTTCTAATATGTATGAGGACATAGCAAGGGCGGCATTAACTAATTGTCGGTGGCGTTTTGCAACAGAGCAAGCAATATTAGGTTTGTTATCTGATGCTCCTACAGGGCGTTATGATGCTGCGTATCAATTGCCATCAAATTTAATAATGTTACACGCGGTTACTGTTTCTGATTTTCCAATAGAGTATCAGACATACGGTGATAAAGTATTCTGTGATTCTAGCAGTTCTGAAATTTTAATTGCTGATTATACATTTAGAGCAATAGAAGTAGATTGGCCTTCTTATTTTACAATAGCTGTAGAATATACTTTAGCTAGTATGTTTGCAGTATCTATTGCTAGAGATGTTCAAATGGCAAACATGATGGAAGATAAAGCCGCAGTGTCTATGGCAAAAGCTAGAGCTAGTGATGCTCAACAACAAACAAGTAGGAAATTTAATACTAATAGGTTTATCAGTCAAAGGCGTAGCTAATGCGAAAGGTTCGAGTACCTGTTAACAATTTTCAATTTGGGGAAATTAGTCCATCAGCTGTATCCAGAACTGATTCGTCAGTATATGCGGCTTCAGCTCAACGTGTAGAAAACTTTCTTCTTAGAAGCGAAGGTGGTGTAATTAAACGTGCTGGCACTGAGAAAGTTTACGAATACGATATTACTGTAGAGCAAACATCATTTACAATTACAGTTGCTGATTACGCTAACATTGTTGTTGGCACTCAAATAAAGTTTTTCACACATGACGGAACATTAATTACTTTAGAATCTCAAGCTGTTGGTGCTGGTACTCCTTCTGCTGCATCTAATAACATTCATTATTACAAACCTAATACATCTAATAATGTAACAGCAGACCTTATTTTTGCAGCTGTTAATGCTATATCAGGATTTACAGTAGCTAATCCAAGTGCCGCAGTAGTTACTGTTAAGAGAGATAGGCCGCAGTCAGCAGATTATTTAACAGTTACTACAACAGACTCTACTAGATTAGCTGTAATAGATTTTAATGGTGGTGTTAATGTTCAAAGTAGATTGATTCCATTTATATTTTCAGATGATTTTCAGTATATTGTATCTATAGAAAATGCTAAGTTAAGAGTATTTAGAGTAGTTCAATCAACAGGTGTTACAAGTTTAGCAGCTACATTAACTGCTGATGTAGACAGTAATGCAATTCCTTTTGACGATGACTATTTAAATGAATAT